TGGTCCACATACAAAAGAAAGCCATTTAGAATTTTTAGATTTATATGTACCTAAATTAAATCAAGGTGGTGTTTTGATTATTGAAGATGTGGAAAATATTTCTTACGGTAAAGAATATAGTGATAAATTAACCAATGATTTTCAGTATGCAACGCTTGACATTAACACTAAAAAAGAATATAATAGTATATTATTTGTGGCTAGAAAAATATGAATGACATAACAATAGTTACCGCTTTCTTTGATATTGGTCGTGGTGATTGGACACCAGATAAAGGTTTACCACATTACCTACACAGAACCAATAAAACTTACTTTGACAGGTTTGGTCACATGGCTAAACTTGATAATCCAATGGTCGTCTATACATCAAAAGAATTTATAAATGATATAAAGTTTATAAGACAAGATAGACCAACCGAAATTCTAGCGCTTGATTTTCCTAATAGTTTTGAAAAACTAAGGGAAGAAATTACTAAGGTTCAAAAAGACCCACAATATCAAGCCAAAATAAATCCCATGCAAGTAAAAAATCCAGAATACTGGAATGCTGACTACGTTCTCGTCAATCTACTTAAATCGTCTTTTGTTACAAAAGCCATGCAAACAAATCTAATAAAAACAGAGTTAGTTGCTTGGTTAGATTTTGGTTATTGTCGTGAAGAATCTACTCGTAACGAAGTAAAGAAATGGCAGTATCCTTTTGCCAAAGACAAGATTCATTTCTTTACTCTAAAAGATTGGAAAGAAGGTACCTACATTGAAGATGTGATTTTCAATAATGATGTTCATGTTACTGGACCATGTATTGTTGCAGGTAAAGATGTTTGGCCTATATTAGAACAGTTAGTTCACCATAATGTTGGTGAATTAATTAAAAATAATTTAATAGATGATGACCAAACTTTATTGTTGATGTCATATTTACAAAAACCAGAATTGTTTGAGCTACATAAAGTTTCTAGTAATGACTGGTTTGTAGCTTTTAAGGAATATAATGTTAATTCAAATTGATTGTACCGCCAACCTAGGTGATTTTGCTAATGCTTTACCAGTAATCTCTGGCCTATCTCTCTTTGACAAACGACCAATTGATTTAATTATTCGTGGTGAAATGAGAAAATTTAATGGTATCAAAGAACTTCTGTTACAGCAACCATGTATTAACAATGTTGAATTTAGTGATGAAGTTTTCTCTCATGGTGCAATCAAGTTAAGTTCTTGGACTCGTATGGACCAAGATGATAAAAATCGGCCAGTTGAAACTTGCCGTTATGAAAATTGGATTCGTGATAATTATGGATTTGATTTTAAAGTTGATGATAACTTTGAATTAGTGATTAATCCTATGAATGGCATTGCCATAGAAAGTACCAACAAATATATCATTGGTGATAGGTGGAATCATTCAACAATTGACAATCGTAGAAAAACTCATGTTGTTCGTGATGGTGTAAATCCCGATTGGTCAAAAGTGTTTTATTTGAATTATGATATGTCATTAATGTATAATTTGAATATGATTAAAAATAGTCCTAAACCTTTTATTAGCACTTTTACAGGTATTGGTATTCTTGCTGACTTAATGAACAAAGAAACAATTGTTTGTTGGGACGAAGATATGAGAATGTGGGACGGACATCCTGTTGAGTTTGATTTCATTCGTCATTATTATGGTGACCGTAAATCTAAATTGGTTTATGTGAAAGATGTTGTTCTATGATTATCAATATTGAACCAGGAACTTTTGGCACAGTCCGAAATGGTGACATGATTGCTGTTGCTAATGTATTAGAACATATACGAAAAATCAACAATGATCCAATGATTCAGTTTCACTTGAAACCTGGAAATGTTAGCTCTGACACACATTGTCAAACATTCTATGAGATAATGTTGAAGATGACTAACTATTTTTCATCAGAACCAGGTGAACAATCATTGCCTTGGAGAAAAGTTAATGTTTGGGATTTCAGAGATATATCTGGTGATTTGGTAAAAATACCAAACAATGCACCAATGGAAAAGAAGATTGCTGTATTTCCATTATTTGATGCTCCATACAATCAATGGCGTAACTGGCCAAAGGATGTATATGAACAGATTATTGCCAAATATTCTACCGAAGAATATAAAGATTATGAAAAAGTAATCTGTAAAAAAGGTGCACCTACCGAAAGTTGCCCATTTGAAGGTTGGCGGTATTCTACCAATTTTGTTCAGAATTATTACCACATTACCACAGCCGAAGTCTTTGTGGGTGGTGATACAGGTTCTAGCCATTTTGCTTGGGCTCTTGACAGAGGACCTAAAGACCTGATATACTACGGATCCAGTAGAGGATTAGTTCATACTTTACCATTTTATTTAATAGAAGGTAAAGGAAAAATGTCGACCTACTGGCTGGACTTTGAAGGTACTAAATGGAATTAAAATCCAACAAATTTGGGTCGTATATATCTAACCCAATAATTTAATCGTTGGAAACGGTTTGTGCCATAAAGATTGAGAAGTTGTATAAATAAGCAAACCGGCAACCAAAGTGTGTTGCATATCTAGTAAGGAAATCAATGTTTTCGTTTTCAATGTTTCTCAAAGAGGAAGATGAGGGTGGTAAACTCAAGCATATAACTCATGCTGAGGACAGACCTCTACAAAAAGGATCCGAAGGTTTTGGTCACGCAGTTGGTGCATTACAACAAGCACATGAGCACATTAAATCTGGTGGTCACAGCACCGCATTAACCATGAAATATGATGGTTCTCCATCATTAGTATTTGGTCATCATCCAGAAACCGGTAAATTCTTTGTAGCATCAAAATCAGCTTTCAATAAAAATCCAAAAATCAACTATACAAATAAAGATATTGAAAAAAACCATGGCCATGCACCAGGTTTGGTTGAGAAATTAAAACACGCATTAGAACACTTACCTAAAGTGTCACCAAAAAAAGGTGTGTATCAAGGTGATGTAATGTTTAGTGGTGAAGATAAAAAAGAAACAAAACATGGTGTTTCATTTACTCCAAACACAATCACATATTCAGCCAAAGGTGAAGAAGGTGATAGAATTCGTAAAGCTAAGTTTGGTGTAGTAGTTCATCAACAATATCATGGTAACGATATTGCTTCAATGAAAGCGGATGCTAGTCCTGATGTTCATAATTTCAAACAACACGAAGATGTTTGGCATAAATCAGCTGAACATGATTCATCGAAAATAAACTATTCAGAAAAAGACCAAGAACAATTTAGAAAACATATTGACTCTGCACAAAAAATACACGATAAAATGGGTCAACAAATGTATCATGTCACAGAACCTCATCGTGGTGAAGGTGGTCATTTAGAAACATATATTAATCAAACTGTTAGAACAGGTGAAAAACCTACAGCAAAAGGTTTACAAAAACACATACAAAATAAATTTGTTAAAGCTGCATCCAAATTAAAAACACCAGCAGCACAATCAAGAAAAGAAACAGAAGCCAAATCTCATGTGCAACATATTGAAGGTAATGCCGAACACTATAATAACCTCCTAAATATGCATCACCATTTACAACAAGCAAAAAATGTATTGGTGAAAAATTTAGAAAAAAATACTGGCGGTTTAGAACATCACATTGATGGTAAGCCAACAGGACCTGAAGGTTTTGTTGTTAACTATGGTGGCGAACCAACCAAATTGGTTAATAGAGCTGAGTTTGCAAGAGCCAATCTATTGAAAGTAAGAAAACCTTCAATAGAAGATAAACCTAAACAGACAAAGAAAAAAGCAGTTAAAGTAGATTACGAAAACGATCCACAATGAAGTCATTTAAAGAATACACCAAATCTTTACATGGAGCAATTGCTTCACACCATTTAACTGGCCATGCGTTACATATTCGTAAAGAAGGCAATGGTCATTACGGACTTTATTCTGGAGGAAAATCAGTTGCAACAATTTTTGCCGATAGTGAATCTGCCGCTATAAGAATTTTGAGAAAAAAAGGATATGATATAAAATGATTGGCCTTTCGTTTATTTTTGAGAAAATATCTTCAAAAAATAAAAAATCTGTTGAACAGGTGATTCAGCAAGCTCGTAGTCAGGCCGATGCCAACAAAGAATCAACACATCGTTCAAATGTAAATGAATTTTTATTGGCTCATCATTTAGCCAAAGCTGCAGGATTAAAAGACACTAGACCAGGTGAAACTGAAGAAGAAAAAACATCCGCACAATCCAGACATGATGCATCAAAAGAAAAAATAAGTCCTGAAGAATATGAACATCAAAGCCAAAGGGCTAAACATATGGCTCAAGCCTCTATACTAGAATATAAAAAAAGAGGTATTGATTTAACCAAAGCAAAAAGTGTTCATCTAAGTGCTGGTAAAGGTGCAATAAAAAAAATAACAGGTCTCAATATTGAAAGTAAAGACAATACTTCAGATGTTATGCTTAAAGTACCACATAAAAAACATGGAACAATATACCCTGGTATTTCAGCAAAATCTAATATGGAAAATACTGAAGGCAAAGGCGCTGAAAGAATTTCAAATCCAGGATTAACACCTATAGCCAAATCTCTTGGTGAAAAATGGCATGAAGATGAATATCCTAAACTAGATGATTTTGCTGAAAGAAAAGGTATATCACATTTACCTTTAAGTAGCAAAAAAGAAAATGCCGAAGGCAGAAAACAATGGCTTCGTAAATCTGGCAATGAAGAACATTTGGATCATGCAAAAGAAGAAGGTAATAAAATATTAAATAGTGTAAGGGAATCTTATTTTAATAAGTTGAATAAATTACCTACAGAAGAAATTAGAAAACATTTGGCTTCTAATCATTTTAGAACAAATGAAAGTAAAGAAGAAGATAATACTAACGAAAGAACGCCATATATAGTTGCTTCAGGTTATGGAACAAAAAAAGGAGAATATGGTGCACACGCACATGGAATGGAAACAGATTCTTCTGCTCATGTGGATGCATTAAGCCGAGCTCACCATTTTACATTTGAAAAAAGTGGTGGAAATGGTATTAGAGTTTATGCACACAAAGATGAAAATGACACGGCCGGAAATCATTTAATTACGGTCGCATCAAAATTTAATTCACAACCGATGGCAAGTTCTATCAACTTTGTTGGTACTGAAGGCACCTTAAAACCTAAAAAAATTAAAAAACCAGAATGAAATCATTTTTAGAGATAGTTCAAGAAGCTGAATCATTACAGAAACATCATGTGATGACTTTTGGCCGCATGAATCCTCCTACAACAGGACATCTTAAACTTATTCATAAAGTCAAAGAAGTTGCAGATAAACATAATGCAGGTCATACTGTTGTGGCATCTCATTCACAAGATTCCAAGAAGAATCCATTGTCTGGTGAACAAAAAGTTAAACATCTTAAACGATACGCACCAGGCACAAACATTAAAAGTTCTTCAAAAGAACATCCATCTATTTTTCATCATGCGGCCGAATTACACAAACAAGGTGTAACTCATCTTCATGTAGTTGTTGGTTCTGACCGTGTCAAAGAATTTAAAGATTCATTACACAAATATAATGGTGTAAAAGGTAAACATGGGCATTATAACTTTAAAAAGATTACTGTTCATTCTGCTGGTCATCGTGATCCAGATGCTGAAGGTTCTGAAGGTATGTCTGGCACCAAGATGCGTGGCCATGCGGCTTCAGGTAATTACAAAGAATTCAAAAAAGGTGTACCAGAGCACGTACCTGAACACCATGCAAAAGAACTGTACCATGATACTCGTAAAGGTATGGGAATACATGAAAATGTCAATCGTGGTCTTTTTAAAGCAATATTCGTAACAGGTGGACCTGGTTCTGGTAAAGATATTATCATTCGTGAAGCCATACCAGAATCTCGTGCAGTAGAATTAAATTCAAGTCAGGCATACGATTATCTTGCTGATAAACAAAAATTATCTGAAAAAACCAATGATTTCCGTAGAGAAGCCATTCGAAACCGTGGTCCTTTAATTATTAATGGACCAGCAGACAGTATTGATAAAATCAACCATATCAAAGAAGAATTGGAAGATTTAGGTTATTCGACCATGATGGTATTTGTTAATACTACAAACGAGGTAAGCCAAGAAAGAAATACCAAATTATCTCGTATGATGGTTGAATCTATTCGTTATGACAAGTGGTCACAAGCTCAGAAAAACAAACAACTTTTTTCAGAATCCTTTGACCGGTTTATACAAGTAGATAATACAGGCTCTTTGGAATCAATTGAAGAAGATATAACTCAAACTTACCTAAATATTCATAACTTCATTGAAGGCAAAGTCTATGGTGATATATCTTTGTCTTGGTTAGAAAAACATGGTAAGTTAAATACAGGTGACAACTTAATTAAGGAAGAAAAAAATGTTAAAAGCAATTCTAGACTATTTGAAAATAAAGCCCGCCTCATCCGAACTGGCCTGCCCAAAGCAGACGGACCAGACAGCATCAGCCCCGACAACCGAGGCAACGAGCCCCAGTCCGATGACATCAAATACAACGCAGGCAAACGAACAAAAACCTACACCTTCAAAACCTACAGCGAAGCCCAAGAGCCAACCCTCCAAGTCAACCCGGAGCCAAAAGAAACCAACTTCTCCAAAGACAAAGAGAAAGTAAAGAAGAAACGAATAGTAGATGCCCCAACCGTAAGTCAAAGACTACGGAACACCACAGGTGTGGGGCCAGAATTTGATACACGCCAGCAGGGAACAGTATATCCCATGTCCGGTCTAGGCGATGTAACATACAGAGAACAAAAAGAATTTAATAGTTTTAGAAAAACAATTAAAGAATATAAAGGCTTTCAAAATGACATTTCTATATCCGATATGGGTGTAGGTGGAACTTTGAATGGCGCTACTAATTTTGAACCGATGCAATCATATAAAGATGCGGATAGAAATATTGGCACACAAATAAAAATTAAAAAGAAAAAGAAACAGGAGAAATAAAATGTTTGTTAATAAACTTAAAATGAATTCAGTTGCTGAAGCTGTTAAAAAAATTACAGAGGAACAACCTGTTACTGAAGCCGAAAAAGTAGCTACTGCAACTGGCATGAAAGTTTACGGTTCTTCATATGGCAATTCAGCCAAAGCTCGCCGTGACCAAGTTAAAAAAGACATTGATACACTCAAAGGTCCTAAAACAAAAGACTTAATTCAAAAAGACAAAGAAGATTATGAGAAAACCAAAGGCAGATACGATGAAGCTGCCAAACCAGACTTTTTAGACTTTGATAAAGATGGCGACAAAAAAGAACCAATGAAAAAAGCTTTAGGTGATAAGAAGAAATCTGGTGGAACAAATGAAAGCCATGAATTTAAGAACAAACTAATTGAAGCTCTTAAAGGTAAACAACACAAGATTGATAAGAATAAAAATAATAAAATTGATGCTCAAGATTTTAAAATTCTTCGTGGTGAAAAAAGTGTAACAGAAGCTTCTTGTGACGATGAAGTAAAGAAGCACGAAAAGAAGATGCATGGTAAAGATGGTGAAGTTGCCAAGCACGTTGATAAGATGCACAAAGAAGAAGTAGAGCAGATTGAAGAAAAAGAAATGACTGACGCCGAAATGGCCAAGCGTGAGAAGATTGTTAAGTCAATGAAAAAAGGTTTTGCTGGTTTCAGACAGCGTTATGGAAAAGATGCTAAGTCTGTAATGTATGCTACTGCTACTAAACAGGCAATGAAAGAAGATACTGTTGAAGAAGAAATTGATCCTAAAGTTCGTACCAAAGATACACTAAAAGGTCAAGAGCCAACAGCACAAAAAGATGATGTTGGTCCTGGTTCTGACGCTAAGTCCACAAAAGTAAAATTTCGTGGAGGTCCAATGAAAGAAGAAGTAAAAAAGTCTGATATTCCAGCTTTCATTAGAAAGGCTCGTGGTGACAAACCTTTGACTGTTGCCGATGCTAAAGCTGGAAGTAAAGATTCTATTTCTTCAAAGGAAAACTTAGCGAAAGCTCGTGGTGTTTCAGAAGGTAAACAACCTGAGTCCGATACAGTTCCTTTTGTGACTAATGCTGACCAACCACCTTTTGATAAACCATACAAGAAAATTGGTAGCACAGTAACAGATAAGTCAGGTGCAAAACATACACCAATGTCCCGTGCCAGAGATTTGGCTCGTTCGGCTATGAAACGAATCAAAACAGAGATGTTGGGTAAAGCTCCAGGAAATAACGGTTAAGGTGAAAACATGGACGCAAAAAAATTAAAACTAATTGTTAGAGGTGATAAGAAACCCACCTTTGGCACCGACCCAAATGAACCATGGTCTGTTCGTGCTGGTATCACCGAAAGTGAAAGAAGTGAATTACACGCTTATCTTAAATCTCGTGGTATCAATCCAGATTTTGTTAGTAAAGATACAAAAATATCTCATGCAAAATCTTCAGAGTTTCATAAATGGAGGCGTGACCATCAGTTTGATGATCCAATCAATTTTGTTTCAACTACTGTTGCAGACAAAATGAAACAACAACGAGCACAAACGGAAGAAGTTGAGCAAATGAATGAATTAGCACCAGAAACATTGGCATCTTATGTTCTCAAAACAACCAGTAAAGATCCTAAACGTGCTGAACCCCGCAAAAAGGCAATGAGTAAGTTGGCTAAGATTATGGCTAAACGGTCATTTTCTGAAGAAAAGAAACCTACGGCACTAGAAAAGTTTCGTGCAGCTGCAGCTGAAAGAGAAAAGAAACACGATGAGATTCAGAAGAAACAATCTAAAGATGGTTCTGGTATGACTGCTGCTATTGACCGCTTAGCAAAACATCTGAATAAAGAAGAAACTATTAATGAAGTTTCTAGTTCAGAAGTTCAACATCACTTTGATAAATGGACAAATTCTGAACACGCTCCTTATAATAGTGATGCTGGAGATGATAACAAAGTTCACCAGTCAGCTTTAAGATATTTAAGAAGTACCGATGTACCAAAAGAAAACCATGAAAAGTTGGCCATGCATATTGCTCATAAATTTCATGGAAGTGGTATTGATGAAGAGGCTGAACAGATTGATGAGAAGAATGTGCCAACAAGTCCAGAAAAATGGGCTCGAGCCAAAGCAGCTGCCAAATCTAAGTTTGCAGTATATCCATCCGCATATGCCAATGGTTGGGCTTCTAAAAAATACAAAGCAATGGGTGGTGGTTGGAAATCTGTTAAAGAAGAAATTGACCTTGCTGAAAAAAATGATTCACATACACACGCCGCTCATTATGAAGATCCAAAAACAGGTGAGTGGACAGGAATGAATTTGTTGATTGCAAAAGATGACGATGATGCAATTCGCCAAGCAAATGAAAAATGTAAAGAAGGCTGCCGACTAACAAAAGTAGAACGACACACTACTGTTAAAGAAGAAGTTGAACAGATTGATGAATTGAAGATGTCTACTGTTAAATCTTATCATAAGAAGCGTTTAACAGACTTTTCATATTCAAATAAAAAACCAGGTGAAACTTCTACAAAACCTCGCAATGCAAGGATTAAAAAGGTTTCTGCTGGCATTGACCGGTCAATAGACCGTCAGACTGGTTACAAACCAACATCCGAATCAGCTGGTGTAAGCAAAACAAAAGAAACTAAATTTCATAAAAAATTAGACACTCTTGTTCATAATACTTTTGGTAAAAGAAAAGATGAACTAAAGATGAAAGAAGATGTATACCAAGATTCACAGGCCGCAACACAAACAGCCTTTGATATGGGAACTCAAGCTGATGATAGGGAACCAACATATTCCAAAAGAAAAGAAATGTCTAAATCAGCTCGTATGATTAAGTCATTATACAAGAAACACAAGATGGTCAAAGAAGAACTATATGACCATGAAAAAGAAGATAAATCAGTAGCAACATATGGTAAGAAACCAAAAGCCGAAAAACAAGAGGTTTATGGTGACGATGATACCCAAGCTGCTATGATTTTAAAAGGTGGAAAAACATTAACTGGTCAAACCAGAGATACTTTGGAAATTGATCCAGTAATGAGAAAACCAGTAAAACCTGATAATCAAATCAGCGATAGAAAAACAGATAAATAGTAACACAACCCAAGGTTAATAAGGAGAAAAAAATGCCATTATGGGGAAACACAGACCGAGCCAACAACGAGCCAAACTTTCCAGAAAATAGAGAGGTTCGTCCAGTAGCCGCATTAATAACCGCCAATGCGACAGCATTAGGCACCAACGAAATCATATTTACAACCAATCCAACGCTATCTGGTATTGCGAACGGAATGTATGTTTATGCAACTGCAAATAACGGCTTATCCCGTTTCTTTGACACATCTATCATTGATCCTAATGATATTGATTTCAAACGTGGTAATAACAGCGTTGCAGTTATAAGAACAGGTGCAGCCAATGTTCGTATTCAATTTGCTAACAACACAGTTGCACCAATTGCTGCTGGTCAAACCATTGAATTTGCCACAGCCATTAATCACGGCACAAACACAGCTTCTCGTTTTGCTAACGATACCATCATGGTAACAAGCACTCGTTTAGCTAATGCTTTGATTGCTGGTGCAAATAGTGGTATTCATCAAGGTTGGAATCGTTTCACATACAAAGTGAACAATGACGGTACAAAACGCCAACTAAGAGAAACATTGGTTGTTCTTGCTAATCCAAGCGCACTAAACGTAAGCTCTGGAAATACAAGTACCAACTCAGTATTCTCTGGCCTATAATGTTGGGATTTAAGCAATTTGTTGTAGAAGGACATGATTCAATTCCTACTGCACATATTGAAAAAAGTGGTTCAAACTTGGCGGACAAAACAACCCGCCAAGAGTTGAATCACAACCTAGCATTAGCTGTAGCAGGAAACAATATAAATCCATACTCAGCATGGAATCGTGTAAGTAAAGTTTTAGTTTTGTTTGGCATAACTCTCCCTAAAGTAATATTTCACGATTTAGACATGGGTGAAGAAATTGTGCATATAGACCAATTCGGTGCTCGTTCGGGTGCCGAATTGAATGGCACAGTAGAGAAGATGAATAATTTGGATGAAGTTCAATATTATTTTTATTTTTCTTATGAAATGGATGATAATGGTTACTATGATGTTGAAGCGATGATTTCTGATGAAAATGAGTTAGATGATTATCTTTCTTCAGAGGAACCAGATATAGAAGAAGAATGATATAATGATTGATGATTTAAATGATGATAATTTTTTGATATACGCAATGAAGTGTTATAATGCACCACATTGTATTTTATCTGAATTTGAAAGTGATATTAAACGAACAAAATATTTGAAGCGTTTATTTCGTAGATATAAAGTAACAAAATCTCTTAAAGAGAGGTTGATATTAAATCACATTATTTTATTGAATAATGTTTTTGGTCCAGAACCAACAGCCAGAATATTATTCTATAAGATAGATGAAAGAGATTATGATATATTGAAAACTTTTTTATCTTATTTAAATATTATGCCAGATATGATTTACGGAATTAAAGGTAAAAATATATCTGTTGCAGAAGTTCCAATAGATGTTAATGTCGCAGAGATATTGAGGCAAATATGAAAACATTCAAACAGTTTGTAAACGAAGAATACTTGGATGAAAAATCTCCAGCATGGCAACGTGCTGCAGGTAAAGATCCAGAAGGTGGTCTAAATCGTAAAGGTATTGCTTCGTATCGTAGAGAAAATCCAGGTTCTAAATTGTCGATGGCTGTTACAACAAAGCCATCTAAACTAAAACCAGGTTCTAAAGCAGCCAATCGTAGAAAATCATTTTGTGCTCGTATGGGTGGTATGAAGAAACGATTAACATCTGCTAAGACAGCAAATGATCCAGATAGCCGTATCAACAAAGCATTAAGAAAGTGGAACTGCTGATGCAATCTTTCAAAGAATACCTTGGTGAAGATTTACGCCAATGGTTTAAACAAAAGTGGGTTCGCATGGACACCAAAGGTAATATCAAAGGTGATTGTGCAAGAGAACCAGGTGAAGGCAAACCAAAGTGTTTACCTCAAGCCAAAGCACACGCCATTGGTAAAGAAGCTCGTGCTTCAGCTGCTCGTAGAAAGCGTAGAGAGGATCCTAATCCAGAACGCCGTGGTGCACCAATCAATGTAAAGACTGAAAGTGTTTTTGAAGCCTGTTGGAGAGGTTATGTTGCCAGAGGTATGAAGAAAAAAGGTAATCGTATGGTGCCTAATTGTGTACCAGAAGAAACAGTAGAAGAAAAGTGGACAGACAAATACAAACGTAGTATTGATTGTAATAATCCAAAAGGATTTTCTCAGAAAGCTCATTGTCAAGGTCGTAAGAAAAATGAAGAACTTGATATTCTGGTTTTAGAAGGTGAAGAAGAATGGTCAATGAGAGTTATAGATGAAGATGGTGTGGTGGGTGGTTCAGCAGGACCAACAAATGTAACTGGTGTTGCAACATCTACTGATCCTATTAGTGCTAGTGCTGTTAATAGAAAGAAAAGAACAAGTCCTGTAATGTTGTCTATCAGGAGAAAATCTCCAAAGGCTTAATATGTGGTTTTTGTCATTCATACCTGATTGGATTTTACAATGGGCAATACATGGTCTGGTCATTCTTGGACTTGTATTAACATTTATAGGATCGCTTGTTAGATTTATACCTATAATTCAACCATACGCTTTGGTTGGCAGACAGTTAGGTATAGTATTATTAGTAATTGGTGTATTCTTTGAAGGAGGATATGCCACAGAAATGTCGTATCGTGCTAGAATAGCTGAGATGCAAGCTAAAATAAAAGAAGCAGAAATACAATCCGCCAAAGCCAATGAAAAGTTGGCAGCTGAAGTGAGTAAGAATAAAGATTTGATTAAAGAGAAGGTGAATAGAAATGCTAAAGACATTGAAGCAAAAAGGCAAGCTATTAACGCTGAGTGTAAGTTGTCTGATGATGCTT